GCTCCTTCTTCCTGTTTATTTCAAATCCAAAAAGGTCCATTCATTATCTCCGATGAAATAAAGGGGATATAGTTATTTATATCCCCTCTATTGATTAGTCAAGGCGGACCGGATTAGGAACCGGGATTGAAGTAGTCGAATGACCAAGTGACCGTATAAGTACCGATCGTATCAGTAGTGTTCCAATCCAATTCAATAGTACCGACATCTGAAGGCCAGCAACCAACGAGAGTATACTCACGAAGCTTAGAGCCAGTCTTACCATAAAGCTTGATAGTAGCATCTTCTTTATAGTCTTCAGGTGAACCGTAAGATCGAATGTTAGAAGGACCATCATTTACCTTTCGGGCCCACTCTTCGAGTACTGCGCGTTGGCTGAAGTCTTCTTCAATCATTACAGTCGTAGTCCATTCTGCGAATGTTCGGTCACCAGCAATCTTCACTTTACGACCGAAGTAGGGAACTTCAATAATACCTGTCGTGAATGAAGGAACTTGCGATGACATGCACAGCAGATTGAACTCTTCACCCAAAGTCGTGACTTGTACTTCAAACAGGGCGGGACGATACCCACCCTGACTGAGAGCCGCTGACTTGAAGTTCTGTACGCTAAATGCCATTTGTTATTCTCCTGTTTTTTTCTTATTTATCTTATTTATTAGAAATTCCCAATAACTTCGGAGAATTCTACGCCAGTGCGTACAGCGACGAAGTTGAGTTGGATGAAGTTGATGCTTCGAGCAGGTTTGATGTAAATATCACCAACAAACTCGTTGCGATCGATAACTTCTCCTGTGTTATTCGTCTCATCACATACAACTGTGAAGTCAGTAATACCGCGGCGACCTTGTACATCTCGTAGATAAGGCGTTACGAGGTTGACAAAGCTAGCTCGAGTAAACTCATCATTGAATTCAAAGAGAGTAAACTTCGAGGCCGTCGCGATTGCTTTTTCAAGAACAATAAACAGTCGACGTACATTGATTCGATCGAATGCTGATGGCTTAGCAAGCAGCGTCTTATCACCGAACAATACAATACCTTGTCCAGGGAAGTTAACGCATGGGTTCACACCGTTCTTATAAAGAATGTCGCGCTCTCCTTTCTTGGGGTTCCAAGCGAGTTTAACAACGTTCTTGATGTTACCGCGGTTGAATCCAGCAGGTGACCACCATGGATCACGTGAGTCATCAGTGTAAGCACAAAGACCAGCGACATCACCGTTGAGCGGAATCCACCGATAAATGTCATTGTACTTGTCATATTGATACTTGTATCCACTATCGAGTACAGCGTATGAAGTTGATCGCAAGTTATTTCTAAATGCAACTACATCTTCTGTGATATCGCTAGCATTACGTACAACGTCTGCCTTTTCAGGTGAGATGAATGCTACACAATCCTTACGGCGCTCACAGATGTTATCGATGATGTAGTTAGATACTGTTACACCGTTGATACCGATTGACTTACCACCAAGTACCAATGAAATGTCATAGTCTTCAGCAGACTTAAACTTATCATATGCTCGTAGAATATCACCAATATTGCTAGTATCAGCTTCACCAGGAATATCGCGACCGTGTGCAAATGACATGATAGCTGGGCGCGTTGCGGTCGAAGATGCAACATTCAAAGCAGTAGCTGATGTAGCAGTAGTTGAATCATTTGCCCACCAAATATACTTAGAAGATTGATTGATTACATCTTTATAATAAAGGTTTCCGCCGTCTACGTCTTTAGCATCAGTAGCACGCGATAGACCTTGCCACACCTCGAGAATAGTATTAGGCGTACCAGAGATCTCGCCATCTTCATCAATGACTACAACATGCATTTCATCTTTTGCCGCGGTGTTACCTTGAGCTGCTACATAAGCTGATGTACCAGGAGCTTTTTCTACAACATCCCATTGACCCCATAGGCGAGTCAAGTTGTCATTTTGAGCTACCGTTACATTCTCAGTAGTGACTAGTGCTTGAGCGAAGTTAATGCTAGCAGTATTTCCAGATGGAGTGCCGATAGCTGTAATCTCGAGATATTGAACACCAATTTCTGAATTACCCAACTTAACAAGATCACCGACTGTCATCAGATCAGTCATATCAGTAATTTCTTGCGCGTTGTTCAAAGAACTAATAGTAGCAGTATTTGAACCTACAGCAATAGTGATTGAAGTATTAACCAATTGAATATCGCTAGTGAAGGCTGCTTCACTGTCACAAACAGATACTTTCAATGAGTTACCCAATGCACCAGGACATCGAGCAACAAACCTTACAGCTGCGTCAAAGTTATCCTCGATACCTGAATCGTAGTGATCGTCATTCTTCACGATGTGGTTTGACATTACAGCATCAGAATCCATCGCTGAAGTGTTAGCAATTGCATTGAATGAGAATCTTGGATCATGAATTTCAAAATCGTAAGTACCAGTAGAAGCGCTAAACAAGCTTGATACAGTAATTCTAGTAGAACCAGATCGTGTAACTGTAAGTGTACCGCTACCAGACGCGTCTGTCAGACCGGAAACAGCCGTATTACCTGCGGCACCTTCGGCTAACTTAAATGTAGTCGTTGTAATATCACGAATATAGTATGTTTCTCCTGGATCAATACCAGTAGGAAGCGTGCCAGTAGATGCAAGAGTTACAGCTTCACCATCAACAAAGTTAATAGCAGAAGTACTAGTAAACAAACCTTCTGAGTATGCGTTTGAATCTGGAAGTACGTCAGCAGCAATATCACCTGCACTGAGTACTACGTCAGAAGTATCGACAACTGTAACTGTGGATTCACTGTCGAAACCACTTACAGTAGCTGCGACAACGTCACCTACACCAACACCGGTGGCAGTATTTGCAGCTACAGCAATGTAGTTCGAACCATTAACTGCATATCCATTTACTCGAAGATTATCACCGGTTGAGTGATGTGCTCGAGATACATGCAGACGATTTGAGTAGGCCAAGAAGTTGGCTGCAGTGAACCACGTCTCAGCATTGTCTGAATCTGGCTTGCCATATTCATTAGCAAGTTCAGCTTCAGATACAACGAGTTGAGGCTTATCTACCGGACCCCACTTAAATACACCGCCAATAGCAGCGTCAGTAGTGGCAACGGCAGGGATTACAGTGGTCAGATCGATCTCTGTAACATTAACGCCTGGGCTTAATTGAAAAGGCATATTTTTGTTCTCCCTAAATTATTTTAATTATGTAAGATCGTACTTTTATTTATAATAACCGATATTTCAAAGTAACCAACTATAGTCATTACCCCTAGCGGTGACCGGTTTAGGGTCCTCGAATTCGTTCTGACCGTCATCTATCATTCCAAATGGTACCAATTCACTGAACACTTTTTCCTCATTCATTTCTTTGAGGTTGATAACCGTATTTATATCGGTGAGTTCTTTGAAAAATCTCTGATTAGAAAGCCAACCGAAGAGTACCAAACACATCATCAAATCGTCATGATTACCTGGTTCTGCTTCGTATGATGTTCCCTTCTGACTAAAAGTCGACATCTCTCTAATAGTTTCGAAATCATTAATGATCAATTGATTCTGTTCAACCAACAGTTTGATCATAGAACAACCAATTGACTTGACAGACTTTGTAGTACGTATACCTTTATCTGCCTTACCATTAAATCCTGCTACACCAGATAATAGGCGCTTACCTTCTCGCCCGTTATTTTCAGTAAGCAACATATTTTCATATTCATATTCTTCAAAAATGATACCAGCTACTTGTTCTCCTATATCATTGACTTCAACGAGTATATTAGCATCGTTAAAATACTTTGCGGCAGCGTGTACAGCGGCAGCATAATCGACTGGTGTGATCATATTATTACGATATGCACCAACCTGTACGTATGGCATCTGTGAGATATCGATGACTTGGAAAGCTGAGTAGTCTAAACCTTTGCCTCTGCTCACATCGACTACTATTACATAGTTGCCTTCTGTCTTTGGTTCTTCGTATACTACAATGCCGCCTACTTCTTTTACGGCCTCTTTATATACAAGTTGCTTGAGCTTCCAACCAGCAATCAATGTGCCTGACGAGCCGAGGAATTCGCATTCCATTTCCTGAGCAAACTTCTCAGTATCAAAATCCATTGCTGCGAGTGTTTCATCGTACCATTTTTGATCACGACCTGGTACATCAGTCCACATGACTTGAACAAACTCATAACCGTTTTTACCCGCCTTCGCTCCTTCGCACGTCTTATAGAAGTGATTTAGACCGTTCGGTGTCGATGTGAGTAGAATTTTGGTTGACGTACCAGAAGAAATTGTAGGAAAGACCGAAGCAAAAAATTCGTCCCAGTTTTCTACGAAAGCTGTCTCGTCGATATACAGAAAAGATACTGATTTACCTCGTATTGCGGATGATGATGTGGCTGCTGCGATGATCTTTGATCCGTTTTCAAATTCTACGGATCCTTTGTTCCATTCGATGACACCTTGTTGCAACCACTTAGGAAGAGCTTCATAAGCCGTCTTGATACGATCCAATATTTCTCTTGCAGCGTCTCCTTTATTTGCGAGAAGAGCGACAAGCTTATGATCGTTAAAAAGAATGTAATGAAGTATAAGACAGACAGCAGTCGTTGTCTTACCCGCTTGGCGGCTTGTAACCACACATACTCGTCGGTTATTTGTGGTTTTTTCGATGATTTCTTTTTGATAGTCATAGCATGTAATCGGTATGAGTCCGTGGTCAACGTGTACGATCTGTATATACTTCTCAGCAAAATATATTGGATCTTTAGCACACTTCACGAATTCTTGGACCATCTCTTCGGTCCACTCGATCGTTACGCCTTTTCTTTTAAGATTGACATTACCGAGATACGAACGGTAGTCAATAATATCCTGAATATCAGTCGCCATCTTTATTCATCAACTTTAGAAGCTCACTTGTTGAGCCCACAAAAAGATTGTTGTTGACTGTTTCCTTCTTGTCTTCTGGTTTCTCCCCGGTGAGCTTTTGTTTTTTCTCATGCATGCCTAATAGATCATTGTTCATATCGCCCATCGTCTTAATCATCGTAGCGAGTACTTCGTATGCTCGTGGATGTTGTGATTGATCTGCTACAGCAAGTAATTCGTCGATAGCGCTATGTCCTTTCTCAATCAGATCATAGAAATTTTGTCGGACATATTTGGTATCGTTCTCTACTTCTTTATCAGTTTCATGTAGAGATGGACGATATGTAGTAGGTAATGGCTTATCATCATCGATTTCAATAATCGTTGTTGATTTGACATCTAAAATGTCATCGAGTTGTGCATTATCTTTCATGTCTTTATCCTTCACTGATCCGGCCATGGATCATCTATAGTAACAGCAAGTCCGAAGTCTGAGTTAGCTGCAATTTGATCGGCATCAAGTGATACAAGATCAGGAGCCGAAATAGTCACTGTAGGTGTGCTCGTATAACCTGTGCCGCCGCTAGTAATAAGTATTTCAGATACAGAATCTGAATTATCAATAACAGCTGTTGCTGTTGCGTTTGCTCCGCCTCCGCCCGAAATAGTAACAGTTGCTGCGCTATATCCGACACCATCATTAGTAAGAGATATAGCAGTCACAGCGCCATCTGTAATTGTTGCGACAGCTGTTGCTTGTTCACTATTTAAACTAGTATATATTGTCGGTGTATTATTAGCTAATAATCCCGGTTGATTTACGATTCTAGCTGCAACATCAAGATCAGGATCTAATCCATCTGGCGCGAGAGTAATATCATCGTATAATGTAGCATCGAAAATTTGTGTATTAGCTAGATTGATTATCTCTTGCTTATAAACAGGTCCGAAGAACACACCTTTCATTGTAAAATCTAACTGCCATATCAGTGCTCTTCTCTCTTCGAATGAGCCTTCATATACATCGTCTTGATTGACTGCAGTTAAAACTAATGGGATATCGAGTTTAATATCGATAGGTGCATCGTCGACGAGTTGAATAGTCGATGTCCACTCAGGTGTAAAGAATGGTAAAATCTGTTCGATGATTCGTGTGCCGTCTGTTGTATTCTTTACGAAAATAGAAAGTGAAAAATTAATGTCATACGGGACCGGATTGTAGACATGTTTCTTTTTAGTATTGTCATCGGTAACAGTAGTAACGAAGCTATTACGTGTAGGCAGTTTTCTTTCTGGAGCATAATTGAATCCTGTAATCTCGAATCCCATTCTCGGCAAAACGATAGAGAATGGATTTTCTTGTGGATCTCTGTTACTATCGATACCATCAATACGAGCCAAGAATTTTTCTCTTGGTCCATACGAAAGTGGTACCTTTAGTGACTGCTTAACATTACCTGAATTATCAGGGCGATTGATCCAAATATCATTAAAGAGTGTGCCAAAAAGTATGACATACTTTCTTAATGTATCGTGGTAAAAAGTTCTTCCAAACATTAGTATCGCCCGTCGTCGCTAAATGGATCTGCTTCTGAGAAGTCGATGAATCCATCAGCCAAAGTTTCGAATGTACCGCCATCATTAAACACGTCATCTGGTTGCCAATCAGTTACTACACCCAGAGGCCTACCAGTATTTGCATCTATGATTACATTATTGTTTGCATCATATGTAACACCATCATCAGCATCTGCTACGACAGTATATTTCGCTTCGAGTGAATCAATTGCATCAACACCAGTATTTAAATCTTCGCCGCTATATTCGAACTGTTCACAGATCAAATCATAACACTGCAACGCACCCATCTGATAGAAGACGGGAGCTTCGTGTTCTGCAAACTTGATTTGATATATTTTTTCAGTAAGAGGGAAGTAAATGATATCACCTTCTTTCGGCCGCGGTGAATCTTCGTAATCACCGATGACCTCATTATATCTCTTATTGGCAACTGTAAATGTAATCTGATCTCGTATTTGGATATTAAATCGCGATAGGAAATCACCTTCTCCTTCAAATCCTTCAACATTTTTGATGTACATCTCAATTTGATATGAATCATTATATTGTGAAAGGGCATCAGAATTAAAGACATTATCGCGCGCCACGACTGTACGCGGACAGAACCAAACATCGTGTCCATATATTTTAATAGACTCGATAATCAGATCTTCGATAAGATTCTGTTCAGGCGAGTTATAAAAATTATCAAAATATGGGTTTGTAGCCATGTACAATTCCTAGTTTTACAGTATAATTAGCTAGTGCTAACCAATCATATCCATTACAGGCAGACTGTAGTTGCTGATCATCTCTTCTTCTAGTTTAGTGATTTCTGCCTGCGCTTCGTCGTAGATTTGTCTACCGTTAAACGTCACACCACCAGGTAATTGAAGTCCTTCGAATTTTGTAAGGTTTGTGCCCCATTGTCGTTTGATTAATTGCGAAGTATAATATTGTAGCCATCTATCCGCCCATACATCCGTATATGTTGCTGGATCTACAAGTTCATAAGCTTCGACGAGTAAATATTGACCTACTTCTAAATCGCCTGCAGTTTCGTCAATGTGTAATCGATTACGATGACGATTATATCTAATCTGTGGCTTGCCGACAAGTAGTTCTTGTACTAATGCAAGATGTTCCATTGTCATGTAGTAATCAATCAATGCAACATTTGTCAGCGTGTACAAATCGTTTAGCGCGATTTGATACCGGATATTAAAGATATCACCAGACGATGTATTTGGATCACCAATCGGAAAAAGCTTTACAGCACCTATAATATTTTCAGGCAAATCGATATACTTGTTTGATACAGTATTAGCATCGATCTCATGTTTATAATATATTTTTTCTGTACCGTCAAAGTGGTAGTCCCAGTAAAAACGCAGTGCTTGGTCGATACGATCATCGACCTGTGTATCGTCAACGTTTATTTCTATAACTGGCTTGCCAAGAGATCGGAGGCAATACTCCTTAAATTCATCTCTCGTTGTTGGAACTGCCATTTGTTTTCTCCGTATTTCGTTATTTTATTTATGCAACCTTAGTATAGATCCTGCCAGCTTCACCGAATATGTCTGGTTTTATTTTAACTGTAATATCTGGTGGATCTTTAGCGACAGCTACAATATCTGTCTCTTCGTATAGTTTTATTTCGATATTGGGTTGTTCGACAACCATGCTTATTATATTTACTTCTGGCTTAATTTTAACATTGATATCAACAGCAATTCGTTCACTATTAAACGTTTGACCAATGCCATTTATTCTTGCACTATTATCAAGATCACGTACAACACCAGTTATCAGTTTAACAGTTCTAGTACCAGAACCAGATGCAGAAGACGTCTGACTAATATTTGTAGTGATAGTAATGGTTCTTGTACCAACACCACTTGTAGAACCTGGTACACTTTGTGGAAGCGCAGCGGCCTTTGAAGTAATTATACGCTCAAATCTACCATCAACTCTTGAACCGCTAGCTTGCGGTATATTATCGGCAGTTTGTGTAATTGTCCTTTCGACGACACCGAGTACACTTGGTGTACCTTGTAGATTTGCAGATTTAGATATAACTGTACGCTTACCTGTACCTGCAGCCTCAGAATTCTGTAATTCGTCTTCAATAGCATGAGATACTGAAATAGAGCCTTGCATAGAAGCATGATATTGACAGACATAATATAATGTGCTGGGCGCGTTATCAGGAACAACGAAGGTTATAGTACCATTATCGGTTCCATTATTTGTTACACCATCGTTATATGAGTCAGCTGACCCAGTCGTCTGCGTAGTTTTGATCCAGAATGGATGACCGGGGGCACTTACATTAATGGTATAAGTAGATCCTCTATAGAAAGATAATGTAGGATTGCCACCAGTCCCGTCAATTACATATTCACCAGATCCATTGTTTTGCACAGAATATGTGACTGATTCTGATGTTTCACCAAACCCAATAGTTCCGGTGGCAATAATACGCCTCGTACCATCACCAAGTACAGAATTACCAGCAACAAGATCACCGAAGCCACTAACAGTTGTAATCTCGCGTTCAACTACACCGTCTGTTCTTGCACCAACAGCAACAAGATCACCGTTAGTAGATTTGACTTCACGCTTACCAGAACCAGTAGTAGAAGCACCGTATGCAACGAGGCCATCAAGTACAACTAGCTCACGTTCACCAATACCAGATGTAGAACCTGGAATCGACTGCGGCAAGTCAGTAAATGTACTTGTAATGATACGTTCGACAGGAATCGGGCTTTGTACTGTAGAAGTTGTAGCGACGACATCAGTACTAGTTGAAACGACAGTTCGTTTACCAACACCACTACCAGCCGCATTTCTCGGATGCACACCATTGACAAGAACAACACTTCGTATACCACTACCCGCAGTTGAACCTCCATATGGAGTTACATTATCATTAACTACAAGCTCGCGCTCTGCAATACCTGATATTGAACCTGGTACAGATTGTGGTAAATCAGTAAATGTGCTAGTAATAATACGTTCGACTGGTACTGGACTTTGGACCGATGCAGTTGTTGCAACAACATCTGTGCTAGTCGATACAATAGTTCTAAGACCAACACCGCTCGTCGAACCATTTTGTGGCAATACACCAGTAGTCAGTTCTACTGTTCGTATGCCAGAACCTGCAGTTGAAGAACCATAAGCGACGAGACCATCAAATACTACGAGTTCACGTTCAGCAATACCACTAATTGAGCCAGGAACTGATTGTGGTAAATCAGTAAATGTACTTGTAATGATACGTTCAGGGAAACTAGATACAGATGAAACTGTCGATATAAGTGATGTAGATTCAGATACAACAGTTCGAATACCAGAACCAGAAGTCGATGCAGCTGTAATAAGATTTGCAGATACAGCAGGAATTCTACGTGTACCATCACCAACTACTGCATCATCCGCTACGAGATCACCAAATCCTGTAATCGATGTAATTCGTCTTATACCTACACCGCTGACACTCGGTATAGTTGTAGTAGTATCGCCACTACCAGGTATAATTCTTTCGGCAATACCAGTAGTAGTTGCCGAAGTAGTTAGATTTGTTGATGTCGATACTATTGTTCGCTCAGCAATACCGCTAGTCGAAGCTGACGTAACGAGTC